TCAGCAATCTCTCCCCGATTGGTTCGATTAGATCCACCCACAACCGAAAGGCCCAAGTCATGACCCAAAAGAAACCAGAAATGGCAGAGGATAAACCGCTCGGCATCTACCTATCATTGAACTCGGCCTTGTCGGTTGCGAACTGGATTGCCCCAACCGATGTGGCGGCGATAACTTTAGCCCGGCGGATTGCTTTAGCATTAGACACCGCGTTTGACATGGGCGATCTTAAAGAAGCAACACCATTGGCGGCGAAATACTTACAGGTACTCCAGCAATTACATCTCACAGTCGAAACACGAACACTCGGAACACAGGGCGAGGAAAATGACGGGACAAATCATGTCGGAAACTATTTACGGCTACTCGAAACCAAGGATCGAAAGCCCAAGCCTGCATCTGCCAACCGCCGGGCCAGTAGTGGCGGCACTGGCTGATGAACTTGGTGTGCCTTTGCTTGATTGGCAAAAGTATGTCTTAGATGATGCCTTGCAACTCTTGCCAAATGGCCGTTGGGCCAGGTCGCAGGTAGGGGTACTCTGTGCCCGGCAAAATGGTAAGACTCATTTGATGCGGATGAGAATCTTGGGCGGCCTTTACATCTTTGGGGAAAAAAACGCCATTGCTATGTCGCAGACACGCCAATTATCCTTGGACACTTTTAAGCAAACGGTCGACATGGCCGAGTCTTTGGACTGGATGCGAAAAAGAATCAAACGAGTTTCCAGGACTAACGGCCAAGAGGAGTTGGAAGTTTATTGCCATCACTATCCAAAATCATGTGGGGAAAAGTGCGAGCGAATCCGCAAGTATTCAATCAGGGCCGCCACATCCGAAGGCCCACGCGGTAGCACCGCCGACTTGCTTTATGTTGATGAACTCCGAGAAATTGACCAAGCCACCTGGGCGGCGGTAACCCCGATCACCCGAGCGCGCCCAAACGCTCAAATCTTTTGGACCTCAAATGCTGGCGATTTGACCTCAACCGTACTAAACGAACAACGCCGCCGGGCCTTGACTTTTGCAAGTGATCGAATGGGGTATTACGAATACAGCGCACCGGCAGGATCATCGGTTGACGATATAGAGGGATGGAAGCATGCCAACCCGGCAATGGGTTACACGATCAGCGATCAAAACATTAGAGATGCGGCAACCTTTGATTCGCCAGATGCGTTCAAAACCGAGTCTTTGTCAATGTGGACAGATTCAATCGACAGCCCTTGGCCCATCCAGGTGTGGAACGATTGCGAAGCCGACATTGCGCTTGAGGATGGCTTGCCAACTTGGATGGCGATGGATCTTAACTTTAACCGCGAACTTGCTTGCTTGGTTACTTTGCAACAACGAGAAAACGGGTATGGCGTATTCCTGCACGAATGGAAAAAAGAGGGCGGCATAAACGACTTGGAGTTGGCTGGCGAAATAGCCGCTTTGACTCGCCGCTATCGCCCAAGGGTGCTTGCCTATGATCCAAACACCGCTGGCTACATTGCGCCACGACTTGCACAGGCTGGAATCCCAACCGCGCCAACGCCTTGGAACTCGGCAGGATTCTCGATCATGTGTGACCAGGCGATGAACGCGATGCAATCTAGGCAACTCATGCACCCGGCACAGGAAACAATGCACAGTCATTTAGTTAGTTGCGCCCGCCGCCCGGCATCCGATGGCGGTTGGCGTATTGCTAGACGAGCCGCGCAAGTACCGATCACAGCCGCAATCGCTTTGGTTATGGCGGTGGGTCACGCTACCGAGCCGCAACAAAGTGTGAGTATCATTAGTGCATAACCCTGCCTTGGGTTCACCCGAGGTCGGCCAGTTATCAAAGAGGGATCAAGACCACTAGGACTAACTGGCCGATCTGTGTGACAACACGCGCAACAAGGTGACAAAGCCTGACAAAATTACATCGATGTAATTTCTTATGATGTAATGCAAGAATGGGATTTATAGATTTTTTGTTGGGTACTCCTAACGAGAAGCCACAGATCGAAGCCCGAGCAGGTATTGCCATCCCGTTTTATCAGGATGCCTATTTTACCCCGTTCAACACCTTTAGAGTCGATCGCTCAAGCGCGATGCAAGTGCCAGCCGTTGCCAGAGCGCGAAACATCATCGCCGGCACTATTGCAACACTTGGCCTGAACTCTTACAACACAATCACAGGGGCAAAGGTCGAAGGCCGAAAGATTCTTGAGCAGCCAGATCCAGCAATCCCACTGGCCGTAAGTATGGTTTGGACCGTTGAAGATTTGCTCATGCATGGTCGAAGTTTCTGGTTAGTCTTGGAAGTTAACCCAGAGGATGGCCGGCCAACACAGGCGCGCCGAATTGATCCGACTCGGGTAACTTTTACAACCGATCTAAACACTCAAGAAATCGTTAACGGATTTTACATCGAGGGCCAATTAGTGCCAACGACTGGTGTTGGCTCGCTAATTATGTTTAGCGGAATTGATGAGGGCATCCTTAATCGAGGTGGCCGCACTATTTCCACAGCCTTGAAACTTGAGGAAGCAGTCCAGCGCATGGCCAGCGAGCCTAATCCGACAATGGTAATCAAGAATAGCGGCGTGGATCTACCGCCAGAGCAGGTATCAAGCCTACTTGCTCAATGGAAGCAAGCCCGAGCAACCCGATCGACTGCCTACTTATCAGGACCATTGGATGTAACGACCTTTGGATACGATGCCGGGCAAATGCAACTTACAGAATCCCGACTTAACACAGCCGCCGAAATTGCGCGTATGTGCAATATTCCTGCCTGGTACATCAACGCTGAATCAGCAAGCGCGACTTATTCCAACGTAAGCCAGGAACGCCGATCACTTGTTGATTTTTCGTTGCGACCATTTATGAGTTGTATTGAGGAACGTTTGAGCATGAACGATATCACGCCACGCGGCCAAAAGGTCAGATTTGATTTAGATGATTACTTGCGCGGCAACCCATTAGAGCAGATCGAAGTCTTAGGCAAAATGCTTGATTACGGTTTGATAACCGTTGATGAAGCGCGTGAGGAAATGGATTTAGCACCGAGAGGAAATGAAGCAAATGCAACTTAGTTTTGAGGGCCAGGTATTAGCGGCCAATGTTGAAACCCGAACTATCAAAGGCCTTGTTGTGCCTTTTGCCAAAGTTGGCAACACATCGGCTGGCCCTGTGCGCTTTGAGTTTGGCGCGTTTGGTGACATTGACCCAAGCCAGATTGTTTTGAACATGGAGCATGACCGCACACGCCCATTGGGTCGCGGTATCGCTGGATCAGAGGAAATCACCCCGGCAGGTATTTCGATGGCGTTTAAGATCGCGCCAACGGGTGCTGGCAACGATGCCTTGGTAGAAGCATCCGAGGGATTGCGCCCGGCATTTAGCATCGAAGCCAATGTTGGCGAATACACCATTGAAAAAGGTGTGATGGTTGTATCGGCAGCGAAACTTGAAGCCGTTGCACATGTAACAAATCCAGCGTTTAAGGATGCACAGATTTCCCAAGTCGCAGCCACAGAGGGCGATGAGGAAAACCCAGAAACCACCGAAGCAGAACAACCTGCCGAGGAAAACCCACAGGAGATCAAAGTGGAAAACGAAACAACCGCACCAGTTGCAGATGAAGTGACCGCGACAGCGGTTGTTCACGCCGCAGCACCTGTGGCTTACACAAAGCCACGTTCACCAATCAACAGCCAAGCAACTTACCTGGAACACAGCGTTAAGGCAAAACTTGGAAGCCATGATTCAGCCCAGTACGTTATGGCAGCCGATGACTCATTTAGCACAAACCCTGCATTTACCCCTGTGCAGTATGTTAATCAGGTTATTGACACCACAATCGGATCACGCCCGGCAATCGATGCAATTGGCTCACGCGCCATTACTGCATCGGGCATGGTGATTTCACATCCAAAAATTACAACTCCAGGAACTGTGGCTGACACCAATGAGGGTGCTGGTCCATCAGAGCAGGGAATTATCTCAAGTTATGTCAATCTTGATGTAAACAAGTTTGCAGGAATGCAGCGTTACTCGGTAGAACTTTTGGAACGCTCAAGCCCAGACTTTTTCCAGGCAATGGTCGACAACATGACACGCGCCTACAACAAGGCAACAGATGCAGCAGTTATTGCAGCCCTAACCGCTGGCGGTACACAGGCAACAGCAACAGCAGCAACATCCGCTGGCATCATTTCTTATGTATCAACCGAAGCACCTGCCGCTTACCTGCAAACAGGTGAACTTGCAAGTGCATACATTGCTGGCACATCCCAGTGGTCATTGTTGATGGGTGCAACCGACACAACTGGTCGCCCAATCTACAACGCATACAACCCACAAAACAACGGTGGAGTTGCAGGCCCACAGTCCCTACGCGGTAACGTGCTTGGACTAGACCTGTATGTAGACAGCAATGCAGTGTCAACAACTATTGACGAGTCAGCGTTCATCGTTGTCCCATCAGCAGTTGCAATTTACGAATCACCAATCCTACGTATGTCAACAAACGTAGTTACAACTGGCGAAATCGAAACCGCACTTTACGGCTACTTAGCCGTAGGCGTTTTGACCGCTGGCGGTGTTCGTCGCTTTAACCTGACCTAAGTCAGCGTTAGTTAGAAGTGTGGGGGATGCGGCCCTGTGTCCCCCACACACTTACACATTAGGAGAATGAAATGCCATTGATCGCACTTAGCGAACTCAAGAGCGTATTAGGCATTGGCAACATCTATGCCGACTCCGATGTGCAAGAGGTTGCCGATGCAGCCGAAAACATAATTCTCTCTTACTTAATTTTTGATGATGTAGCCATCAACGGCGTTTCGCTGACTAACAATGTCGCTCGCTTTTACTGCTACGACAACACATTCGTAGTTGGCCAAGCATTAACGGTCAGCAAGTGTGGCGCACCCTTTGACGGCTCACGCACAGTTACATCCACAGGTGTTGATGAATATGGCGTGACATTCTTTGAAGCCGCAATTACTAACGCCGACATCACTAAGCGCAAGATCATTCCAAATGGCCGAGCAGTATTGACCAGCCAAGCCACTTTATATGATGCCGTTCCAGAGGTGCGCGAAAGTGCGCTTGCCGTAGCGTGCGACATCTGGATCACTCGCACAGGCACATTAGGCCAGCAGGGTGTCGATTTCCAAAGCCCTGCACCGTATCGCCTTGGCCGTTCAATGCTTACTCGGGTATCAGGCCTACTTGGTAAACACTTAGATACCAGGGGTTACCTTGGCTGATCTAGCAACATACCGCGATAATCTTGCCGCAACTCTTGCAGCCGCTGGGCGAGTAGTTTACGCATGGCCAAATGAAAACATCACGCCACCTGCCATTGTGCTAGTGCCGGGATCGCCGTACATTACAGTCGGCGCAATCGGCGGCACTCGTTGTCATGTGCGCTTCGACATCACTTGCATCGTTAACGCAGCCGACAATCGAGCAGCCTTAGCAAACATAGAAACCCTGATTTTTAGCGTCACTGACCTACTAGCCAATAACATTTCGTTTTTGGGTGGATGGTCACAACCCACAGTCCAGCAAATCGGAAACGCCGACATGCTTATCAGCCAACTCAACATCGAGATGGTCACAACCAACTAGAAAGGCAAGTCATGCCAGCAACATACATAACTGGTCGGAATCTGACTTTGAGCATCAACTCGGTGTCATACGCAGATCAGGCATCAACAGTCACACTAGAGCGCGAAAACAACCAACAAGTGCTTGAGGTGCTATCTGGTCGCGCTTACAAGACAGTAGACAAGACCGCCACACTAAACGTGGAACTATACCTTGACGATTCAGCATCAGCAGGAATCATCAGCGCACTATGGGATGCAGCAAACAGCGCGCCTGACACTAGCCTTGCATTTAGTTTTGATGTTAATGGGGACACATTTACCGGCTCGGTTTTTCCAGTATTCCCAACCGTTGGTGGCGCGGCTACTGACGTACTTACAACCTCGCTATCTTTTGTAGTCGAGGATGGAACAGTCGCAAGAGCGTAATAGAGAGAACAGGGCAACCATTATGAAATACGAAATCACTACACAACAGGGCAACAAGTACGAACTAAATGATAACAATGCTTGGCTATGGATTGAGATCGAAAGAGAACTTGGATACACAGTCAGGCAAGTGGCAGAAAAGATAGATCAAGGCTCGCTGGATGTAATCACCTGTATGTTGTTTAAGGCCGCTAAGGCTCAAGGCAAGACACAGATGCCAAACCAGCAGGCTTGGGTGACTAATGAGTTTGACTCGTTCGAGGTGATCGAGGAAAACCCAAAAGAGAACTCGCAGATGGACTCGTCAGAATAGCGGTAAGTACCGGGATTCCCTTGTCTGATCTGTATCAATGGTCACTTGATGACATCACTACGGCTTTACAACTGATAGCAGAAAGGAATGGACATGGTTGATACCAGGGAAACAATCAAAATCCAGCCTGACTTGCGCCAGTTAAGAGGGTTGCTCAAAGTGTTAAACACAATGGAAAAAGAAGCCAATGTGGAATTGAAAGACGATGTGCAATCCATAACCATGTGGATGGCAGGTGCTATTGAGCAGGCTGGTTATGCTCACCCTATCTATCCAAAACAAGCGGCCATTGTGGCTCGGACCGTCAAGGGTAATCGTGACCGCTTACCAAACGTTACAATCGGCGGCAGTAAAGGTCGAGTATCGGGTGGCGCAAATGCTGGCCAGTTATTATTCGGCAACGAGTTTGGTGGGGATCGCAATGCTTTTGGCAACTTAAGCGCATTTCCAAATGGCGGTTATCGTTTCCCATCGCGAACACCGCGTGAGGGTCGCGGTAACAAAGGGTATTGGATCTTTCCAACACTTAGGGCCAATCAGCCTGAAATCACTAGAAAATGGATTGCGGCGGTTGAAAAAGTGCTTGACAAATGGAACTACGGCCCAGGCGGTATCAAGTAATGGCAAATATCAGAACTCTTAAACTTAATTTACTAGCAGATGTAGATCAGTTTGCTCGGCAACTTAACAAGGCTGATAACGATGTAAAGGGATTTTCCGGCAACCTTAAGAAATACGGCAAAATGGCCGCTGGCGCATTTGCGGCGGCTGGCGCGGCGGCTGGTGCTTACGCAATCAAGATTGGTATCGAGGGCGTACAGGCTGCCATAGAGGATGAAAAGTCCCAGAAACTATTGGCCAAGGCTTTACAAAACACAACCAATGCCACCGATTCCCAAATCGCAGCCACCGAGAAATACATCAGCACAACACAGTTGCGTTATGGCGTTTCAGATGTCAAACTCCGAGCATCTTTAAGCAACTTAGCCCGGGCAACTGGCGATGTGACTAAGGCACAGGAACTGAACAACCTAGCCGTAGACATAGCCTCTGGAACTGGGAGAGATTTAGAAACCGTTTCGCTGACTTTGGCTAAGGCTTACAACGGCAACATTGGCGCATTAACCAAGTTGGGCATACCACTTGATGAGAACATTAAGAAAAGCAAAGATTTTAACCTGGTACAAGATGAATTGGTCAGGCTATTTGGTGGGTCAGCGGCAGCCAACACCGAAACCTACTCGGGACAACTAGCAATCCTGACCGAGCGTTGGGGCGAAATGAAAGAAAGTTTGGGTGTCAAGTTATTGCCTAAACTTAAAGAACTTTTAGACATTGTTAATCAAGTAGCAAAAGCAATGTCTGGCGAAGATCCACAGGGATTAAGCAATCGCGCCCGGGAACTGGCTGGCGAATTTGACGATAAAGGCGAATACAGTTTAGGTCGCAGTATTGTGGTACTAGCCGAAGCGTTCAAGACTATGTTTGGCGCATTAACGAGTGGCGCGGCTAGTGATGGGTTAACTACCCTAGAAAAGACAGCCAATGCAATCAATGATGTTGCAAGAGCCATTACCAACATTTCAAATGCTTACGCAAAAATCAAACCATTTACAAAGTATTTGCCGACAGAGTTTATTAGAAGCAAAGTATGGGATGCCCTTACATCTGACCCAGAAGGCAAAGCCGCTGGTGGCTCTGTTATGGGCAATAAGCCATACCGGGTAGGGGAGTTTGGCCCTGAATTATTTGTACCGGCTGGCTCTGGATCTATCAGACCAGACACAGGCGGTAGCGGCGGCGTGACCATAATCATGAATGGTGTCATTGATGGCGAGTCGGCTCGCAGAAGCATTGAGAAGTTACTCCAAGATTCATCACGCCGAACAGGTGCGATCAATCTAGTCGGGGCTACATTGTGACATCGTATGACCCGTATCCAACTGTCACTTTTGCAGGGGCTACAACTTACGCCGACAACACCATTTCATCTATCTCAATCCGCATGGGCCGCGATGATGTAACCACACAACCGCAACCGGGCTTTGCATCTATCAGGCTTTGGACAGATGCTAGTGAGCCATTGAATGTGGCCTTAAGTCAATCGGTATCGGTATCCATTGACAAGGGAACATCAGGCACTCAAGAAATCTTTGCTGGCATAATTTCAGACATTGACATAAGCCTTGAGCAATACGGATCAGAGGGCTCAATCGCCATTTACCAGATCACAGCCGTTGGCCCACTATCGCAGTTGAACCGTCACTTGGTAGGCGGCTCAAATTATGCCAAAGAGTATGACGGTACAAGAGTCCTGAACATCCTTAGTGAAGCCTTTTTGCAGTCATGGTCGGATTTAAGCCCATTGATTACTTGGAACGATCTGCCAACCGAAACTACTTGGGCTAGTTACGATGCCACCAATTTGGCCTTGGTTGATAACTTGACCGCCAATGTGGATGTGCCGGGCAATTATGAATTGATGGCATACTCCGATGGGGAAGCCGATGCCTACACATTAGCCACCAATGCAGCCAACTCGGGGCGTGGCGTACTTTGGGAAGGCGGCGATGGCGATTTACATTATGACGATTATGCAAGCCGATCCACTGCGATCCCACTAACTCTTACAGCCGATGACATTCTGGCAGGTGGACTGCGAACAGCCGCTCAATGGGGCGAAATTGTGAATGATGTCAATGTGACATACCGGGCAGGTACAGAAGTGGCCAGAGATGAAAACTCAATCATTCAATTTGGCCAGTTATCTGGATCACGCACGACTCAACTACACAACAGCGCGGATGCCTTGTCACAGGCTCAAGATTTCCTAGAATCTCGGGCTTACCCAAGAATGTACCCAGAGCAGATCACAATCCCTTTACACTCACCAACCGTCAGCGATGCCACTAGGGATGCCCTAGCAGCCGTCTACAACGGTTTAAGAGTAGATACCTCGGCATTGCCAGCAGTCTTTGGAACTACCTTTGATGGCTTTGTTGAGGGCTACACATGGAACTTGACCAGATACACCGCTGACTTGGCCCTGACCTGCTCGGCATACTCTGAAACTTATTTGAGTATTATCTGGGATCAAATACCACCAACTACAACGTGGGCAGGCTATACTCCTAGTACCACAGAATGGATTGATTTATAATGGCAACAACCACCAATTACTCTTGGAGTACGCCTGACAATACGGCGTATGTTAAGGATGGCGCATCAGCCATCAGAACTCTTGGCAGCGCAATTGATACAAGTTTATTTAGTATTACTGGCGGAAAGAATGTTGGCCTACAATTCATCAGCGCAACGGCATTTAGTGGCGCAACCACTGCAACATTTAGCAACATTTTCACATCTGCCTATGACGATTACTTAATCGAGATTAGTGGCGTTACTGCTGCATCAGGTAGCCCGGACTTAACTATTCAACTTACTATTGGTGGCACTGCAACTGGTGGAACTGCTTACTATTACGGCATCCAGTTTGTACCATTTACAGGGGCTCAAGGGCTTATTCAAAGCAACGGTGGCGCATCAATGTATTGCGGAAACACTGGAACAGATAAGCGAGATGTGGAACTTAAAATTTCTCGCCCATTCCTAACACAGTTAAAAACATTCCAAATGCGTAATGCCGCATCTACATCACAAATTCAAGGCGGCGGATTACTTACAACTGCAACATCACATGATGGCGTAAAACTTATCTCATCCAGTGGCAACATCAGCGGTACATTTAGAGTCTACGGATACAGGAATTCATAATGGCGAAAGAAAATGAAGTGCCAATCGCATTGACGGTTGATACAGTTACGGGCGAAACAACCGAAACAATTTTGACTCCCGTCGAATTAGTGGAAATTCATGCACTATTCGCCGAGATGAATCTGCCAGAATAAAACTTAACTACAGGGCCATGACAAGAAAGGGCAACTCATGGCCTTACCAATTAAGAACGGAAAGATTACAACCGCCTATAAAAAGGCTGGCAAGATGTGGTCAAAGGGTTATCACACAGGCGTTGACTTTGCAGTACCCACCGGCACACCTGTCGTTGCGGTTGCTGACGGCAAGATCGAAAACGCATCTTGGGGTAAGGCTTACGGAAACCAGGTAGTTCAAAAAGTCAAAGGTGGATGGGTAATTTATGCCCACCTAAACAAAGTTCGGATTAAGCCGGGACAGATCGCCAAAAAAGGTGATGTGATCGGTGAAGTTGGATCAACAGGCAATTCGTCAGGGCCGCACCTTCATTTCGAAATGCGCGACAACATTCGTTGGTCGGCTGGCAAAGACATTGACCCAAAGGAAATCCTGGCATCATGAGCAAATACAAAACATTCGTGATTCGCGTAATCGCTTTAATCGCATACGAAGGCTTGGCCACATTCGGGCTATCTGCTGGAGTTGGAATTGAGCCAATTAAGGGCGCGTTGATGGCCGCCTTGTTGCCTTTAGTTGTGGTAATGCGCGAAGCCGCTAAGAATATGATCGATGACGGTGAACTATCCAAAAAAGAGATGGATCAAATCATTAATACCGCTAAGAAAAAGTGAAACGCGGCCCTAAAGTGGCCGTTATTGGTTTATTGTCAATGGTCATGATTTCGCCAGCAACTGGCCAACCTGTCATGCCTTTTGCGGCTTCTAAAGCAAAAACCTCTGGACTATGTAAGGCAACCGAGGATCAAGGCTATAAACCGGGAAAATGGACAACCTTTGCCGGGTGCGAGCCTTTTGAGATTGGTGGAGCGCGTTCCCTATTTTTTGCCCAACTGCACCTAACCTGCACCAAGCGGCCTAAGTGGGTAAAGATCCGACTGGCTCGATTGTTGCCGGATGGCAAAAAAGACACGACAGGAACTAACACTTGGACTCTTGGCAAAGATGCACCTCTTAAGTGGCAAGGAACTATCTGGTGGGAGTCAAAAACTAAATACCCAATTGTTGCCCAATTTAAGGTCGGCGGCGGTAAGTGTGTAAGCAATGAACGTCAATTTAAGTGGTGGACACCATGAGCGAGATACTTGTGGTAGGGCAGGTGTCAGGGGCTTTAATCGCCATTTTGACCCTTAGCGGCATGTTAGTTAAATACGGGATTGTAAAGCCGATCAAGGCTTACATCGATCAAATGACTTATGCAATCCAGCCACACGCCAACGGTGGGAAATCTTTGCCGGACTTGATAAACAAGGTTGATGATCTTAAAGTCATGCTAGATCAGCACATAAAGAATCACGACACGCCGAGATAATCTTGCGCTTATGTCATCTATTGTCATACTATGTCACTAAGGAAAGAGGGCCGATGGAAAAGTATCTAACAGCCAAGCAAGCAGCCGAAAAGTTGCAAGTATCAAGTCGCACACTAATCCGATGGGAAAAAGCAGGGACATTGACACCTAAACGCATTGGCGGCGTTAAACGATACAAAGCCAGCGACTTAGAAAAGTAGAATAGGAAAACAGGGCATGGGTTTATTAACATTTGTAGCGTTTGGCGGATTCTTTATCGCTGGCGTACTTGTCGGTGTAGCCGTAGAGAATAATCATCAAGAGCAAAAGCGCAAAGAGCAATCGATTAGATACTGGCGATGGGCGCGAAGCCAAGAAAACATTGAGCATCAAATGATTAAAGACGGTTGGAAACTTTAATGGCTGGTTTTGATTTAGAAGCGTACACAACCGTTCAAGAGCGAATCCAAGAGTTTTACAAGAAATATCCCGATGGCTCGTTGCAGTTTGAGTTTAAGGGAATACTTGAGGGATCACCTTTGATGATGTGGGGCATCGCCTTTGCTTATCGTCACCCAGGCGATGAACGGCCCGGCATTGGAACGGCAGCCGAATTGATCGAGGGCAAAACTCCTTACACAAGGGGCAGCGAACTCCAAAACCTTGAAACCAGCGCATGGGGTAGATGTTTAGCCGCGTTGGGCCTTGGACTATCAAAGGGCATCGCATCCAAACAAGAGGTGCAAGCCGCTAAAGATCGTCAAGCACCTGGGCCAGCAAAGCCAAAAGAGATCAATCCTTTAGTGCTGGCGGATGAGCCAAACTTTGATGCCCCTGCATGCGCTCATGGCATAATGCGCCGAAAGACTGGCTTTAAGAAAAACGGCGATCCTTATTCGGGTTGGATATGTTGCGAAACCGTTGGCGCGGTTCGGTGCGATGCGATCTGGGATCAATGATGAATCCTGACCATAGCGAATATTGTCATTGTGAATGCCCACAGGGCTTGAGTTACAGCAAACTTGAGGAAACCCTAAATCGCGTACGATTGCTACACACTTACACCGTAATTGATAATTTAGCCTTTTGCGGTGAATGTGCCAACCCTGATGATGAGGGTGGTTATTGGAAGCGTTGGCCATGCCCAACCATGTCAGTGTTGGCAGGTTCAGATGATCTGTGAGCATGGTGAGCCAAGAGGTGCAACATTTTGCCCGTTGTGTAGGCGCAAAAGTGTCGATACTGCAACGTTGCCTTATGCAGGTACGTCAGGTTGGTCGGGATCTCAAACAAGTTTTGAAAGAGTTAAGATTCGTGACGAATCTGGAATGACTGCAAAATATCAAAAAATGTTTTTAGTCGATTTGGAAGTTGCTGGTAATGCTGGCCTTACATCCAGGGAATGGGGGTTGTTGCACAACCTTGAACATCAGACCTATTCATCTGTGCCATCGGTATTGCATTTAGGCGGCTATGTTGCCAGATTAACTCAAAGACGTAATAGGCATCAAATATATGTATTACCGCAATGGGTCAATGATCGAACATTGTCACCGCACAAAAGCAATGTCAAAAAGATTGTAACTTGCACTAATTGCGGCCATGATTTGGAAATGAAATGAGTGAATCAGACATTATGAGATGTGGATGCGGTGGCTGGCTTTACATTGGCAAGCCCTGCGGATTTTGTTTGAAGTGGGCAAATCGTGGATAAGTTGACGGCCGCCGCGCTTAACTATGACACAGGTTATCGAGATGGGTTAGCGGCAGGGATCGAAGCATTAAAGCAAATTATTAGAGATTTAGATGAGGAGTTTGACGATGAGCGATGAAACTTTAGACATGTTTAAAGATGTGTTAGGGGCATTAAAGGAACTGGCCAGCGCAGTTGAACAAATAGAAGCAAGAGTGAGGATCTTAGAAAATGAGCGATAAAGTTTGGGCAAGCATCGAGCGCAAGATTAAAGGCCACTACCTGGCAGCGCAAAACCTGCCAACATCATGCCCGGAATGTGCCAAGATCTTAGAGCCAGTCGATTTCGGTGTTGATCCTGATACTAACGAGCGACTATGGGTGACACATTGTTGTGGGAACTGGGATAAGTATCTGGAAAAGTTAGGCCAAGCCGACCTAATCTAATAAGCGCGACACGCTGATCCCAAGAAAGAACAACGTGCCGCGCATCCGATGCAGTAACATCGCAAGTCTTAGCAACTCACTGCACAGTCTAATGCAGGGCGCACTAATCAACGCGCTAAACCGCCGTTTGAGGGCGTATCTCGTCATGGAGAAAATACCATGAATAACCCTTTAATTCCAAGCAGGGTGAGCCTTAGCAGCGGATGTCAAAACGAATCGCCTGGCATCGAACTATCAAAGCACTAAGGCAGATGGCGCGATTGTCGAAAGATCCATGACCAATACCGCTTCCACATACGGTGAGGATGGCAGATACAATGCCATTCCCTGCCCACTAGCCAAGCCGGTGAGAATGTAAAGAAAAGTAATAAGATCAAAGAATGACACGATGGGTTCAAGTCAAGCACGATGAGTTGATTGAGTATGTTGCGATGGTTGAGTATTTAAGGAAAGATCACACAGCATTACAAGAGCAGATCAGAGATGCAAAAGCATTGGCCAGCATCATTGAGGAAACATACAAATCAAGGCTAGACAAACTAACTGATCTGATACTTGACATACATCCAGCCAATTACAAGTACGAGCAGGGATTGATGAAGGCTTACAACATAGTGAGTGGAAATGAGTAACGAAACAGAGTTAAAGGTTATAGAGGTTATAGCGCGTATTAAATCTAATTTAGGTAGCACAAAAGACTGGGCGAAAGAATTGGAAAAGGCTTTGGGTATTGAAGAACATAAGGTAAACCTATGAGTAGAGCGCATAGCCAGGGAACAACTACACAATGGCGCAACCTTAGAGCCGCTTGCTTCAGAGTATGGGGCAAAGCATGTCTAATGTGTGGTGATCGAGCGACCGATGTGGATCACATCATCGAGTTGGCACTAGGTGGGTCAAACACCATCGACAACGTGCAACCATTATGCAAGCCCTGTCATAAAGCAAAGACATCGCGTTTCAATAGCACCCGTCAGAGAGCCACAGAGAGCCATCAGGGCGTTTTTTTGGGGCGTGTGCCAC